AGCTGTGGAGCTACATGCTGAGTTTATAAATTGCTTATGCAACCACCCGCCGAAAGATATTATGGAAGTCTTAGCTCACAGCATGGCCTCGCTTGTTGATCAGTTGGGTATGTGCTGCCACCGCGGCTTGTTAGAGTTTCCTAGCGGTGAGAAGTGGGTTGTTGCAGTGAGTTCGCACGAGGCTGAAATAAAAGCGGCTGAGTCTGGTCCTGATGAGGTGGTCCACTAATGAAATATACATGCGATGGTTGTAACGAAACCTACGATGTTGATGTTGTGCCAAAGTTTCCTTACGGCGATGGCTCCGGTGATTTAGCAGGTTATATTTGCGAAAAGTGTTTAGATGCCGATGAGGAAGTTAAGCAGACATTTCTAGGGTTTCGTAACAAACCTGTAAACTTTCTAGCATGAGGCTGCAAAAAGACATAATCATCAGGAGCAAGAAAATTCGAGAGTCTGCTCGTGGTGAGGAATGCACCATTCGTATTCCGGGTGTGTGTAATCGCAACCCTGAGACAGTGGTGTTTTGCCATGATGATGGGGGTGGAGTTGGTGGCAAAGTGTCTGATATCTTTGGCGCCTATGGGTGCTCAGATTGTCACGATGTGGTGGATGGCCGGGTACAGCTAACGGTCCCGACTAAATTGATAAAAGAAAAATATTTCAACGAGGCAATAAAGCGGACCCAGCAGATCCTAATAAATAAAGGTTTGCTCAAGGTATGAAAAATGAAAACGATCATAGTCTTACCAATACCACTACCAACGTGGAATCGAATTCTGGCGATGCATCCGTTCGAAAGGAAAGCTTTGCGAGATTTAATTCACGGGTTCGTATCCACATCCACAGCCTTCGAAGAAGGCTTGCCGACCCGGACGGTATCTCTGCAAAGGCAGCGATTGATGGCCTTGTCAAAGCCGGAATACTTAAAGATGATTCGGCCAAAGAAGTCGCGGAAATTACCTATACCCAAGAGAAGGGCCAACAGGAACAAACGATAATTACTATTGAAACACTAGAGGAGAAATGAGAGATGCAGAACCTATACAGACACTTTGATTTTGAGGGGGCTCTTTTGTATGTTGGGGTTTCAATAAATGCGATTAATAGGTTATCCCAACACAAGGTGGCGGCCCATTGGTTTGATGATATTTCAAAAGTTGAGATAGAAAATTACCCAACCCGGGAAGAGGCATTAAAGGCGGAGCGTGAGGCTATCATTGAAGAGAAGCCGCTACATAATTTAAAGATACCCAAAGTTAAACCAAAACCTTTAGCTGAAAAACAAGAAGAACGCCGATCAGATATAATACGAAGGGAGGTATCTTTTAAACTTTTATATAAGATTACTGAAGCCGCGACCGCTTTGAGTATAGGACCGACAGTATTAAAAAGATTGATGGAGGAGAACAAAATAGGTTTCGTTCAGATTGGTACAACCAACCATGGTCGGTGGGGAGAGAGGCCAAACTACCGAATAACTGGTTGGCAACTAATAGAGTTTATAGAACATTTGGAGAACGAAAATGAACAGGCGTAACTTCATAGCTGGGCCAAAGTAATGGATAGTTCACAAAAAAACTTAAAAAGAGTAGACTTCAGTATGACTAAGTGCTTGGTAAATCTATGGAATGCACGAAATGTGGCGATAAAGCGCACAGGCGTATTGAATTATCTCCGCGATCTAAGAAGTATTACGCCTACCGCGAATGCAAAACCTGTAATCGAATATGGGGAAAGCGAGAAGTTAAGAAACGAATTATCTGGGCTGCGTTCGACGAGGAGGGAAATCGAATTGGGGAAAGCCATCCGAAGACAAGAATCTCCGATAGCACTGTTGAGCAGATGCGAGACTCTTATGAACACGAAACTAATCCCAAGACTATTACTGAAATTTCTAAGAAGACTGGCGTACCGTTTAATACTGTTAAGAAAATATGCCTATACCAAAGGCGAATATCAACTACGGCTGAAATTAGACAGGTGGTGATTTATGAGTAGACCAACGAAATGGACTAAGGATCTTCAGGACCAAGCGTGGGACTATGTCGAAAATTACAGTGAGTTATATGATCATGCCATGCCAAGCATCGAAGGGCTGGCCTTAATATTAAACACAGCAAGATCAACTATTTATCTCTGGGCCAAAGATTCTGACAAAGAATTTTCGGACATCACAGAGAGGCTGATGGATAGACAAGCGTTTGTATTGCCTGATAAGGGGCTCAAGGGAGAGTTCAATCCAAACATTGCCAAGCTAATGTTAACCAAACATGGCTACACCGATAAGTCTGATGTGAACACAACTAAATCACCAGCAAATGACATGACTCCGGCCGAAAGAGTGGCTAGGCTCGAAACACTTTTGTCGATCGCTGAAGAGCGGGAGGCTGAAGAAGAAGCGAAAAATAAACCTAAACCTAAAACGAGAAAACGAAATGAAAAAAAGAGAACTAAATAAATTAATCAAACGATCATCTGAGATTAAGGCTGAGATCGAGAACCCAGACAGCAAGCCAGACTACAGCCAAGTGCTTATAAATAATCACATAGAAGAATCTGGATATGATGTTGGGTGTGGACCAGTTAAGTTTATATCGTTTCCTTTGTGGATAGCTGGCCTGTTTATTGTGGGTGTTACGTTGATCTTGCGGGGTGTGTTATGACCTTGAAATATAAACATCACTGCTGGAATAGATGAAGTAATGGTATCATCCTCATTGAGATTATCCGTTGAAGGGTTTTCTTGTGTGGCCCGAAGTTGCTTTACAGAGCTCTTCGGGCTTTTTAGTGCTTTCAAAACACACCCCTTTGACCGCTTGGTCGGACTTCAATGAAAGCCAGCTCCCTTGGCTTCCTGAATGAAGAAGAACTGAAGGAATTTGATGGGCTCCTAGCTGCGGATAAGCCCATCTGGGAGCCATTGAAGGGGCCGCAGACGATGGCTTATGAGTCAGAGGCCACTATCATTGGCTATGGTGGTGCGGCCGGGGGTGGCAAGACTGACTTAGCTTGTGGGATGTCGCTCACCAAGCACCAGCGCGTTGGGATCTTCAGGGAGTCAGGAACAGAGCTCACCGCTATTGTCGATCGATTGGTTGAGCTGGTCGGCAGCAGGGATGGCTACAATGGGTCCGAGAAGATATGGCGTATCCCTCGAGAGTCAGATGGCAAGGCATTACAGATTGAGCTGGGCGCCTATCCAAATCTGGGTGATGAGAAGAAACATCAAGGTCGGCCACATGACCTGCTGGTCTACGATGAGGCTGCAAATCACAAGGAGATCCAAGTTCGATTTACTATGGGTTGGTTACGGACCACAGACCCAAATCAGCCAGTCAAAGTATTGATGACATTCAACCCACCTACCACAGTCGAGGGCCGATGGATCATTGATTACTTTGCACCATGGATTGGTAAGAAGCACCCAAATCCTGCGGAGCCCGGTGAGATACGATGGTTCGCGGCAATGGATGGCAAAGATGTCGAAGTAGAATCTGGTGATGAGTTTGAGCACGAAGGTGAGCTGATCAGGCCAATATCCAGAACCTTCATACCCTCGAGAATTTCAGACAATCCGCATTTGATGGGGACCAATTATATGAGCACACTACAAGCACTGCCTGAACCGCTCAGGTCACAGATGCTACATGGAGACTTTGGCGCCGGGATGCAAGATGACATCTGGCAAGTCATTCCAACGGCGTGGGTTGAAGCAGCTCAGGCAAGATGGAAGCCGAGAGATAAGAAACCGATTATGGATTCGATGGGTGTCGACGTTGCCCGGGGTGGTGGTGATAAGACTGTGATATCCAGACGTCATGACAACTGGTACGACGAACAGCTGAGATATCCCGGGAAAGAAACCCCTGATGGTCCTGCAGTAGCTGGGCTGGTAATCGCTGCCACTCGAGATCAGGCACCACAGCACGTTGATGTCATTGGTGTTGGTTCGAGCCCTTATGACTTTCTCATCCAATCCAATCAGCAGGCTCTGGGTGTAAATGTGTCAGAAAAATCTATGGCTACAGACCAGTCAGGCAGGCTGACGTTCTTCAATCTACGCAGTGAGCTGGTGTGGAAATTCAGAGAGGATCTAGACCCAGCGAACAACAAAGCGATCGAGCTACCAGATGATCCGTCTATACTTGCGGACCTGACAGCATTCACTTGGAAGCTATCAGGATCAGTGATCAAGGTGTGCAGCCGGGAGGAGATTGTCGATAAGATTGGCAGATCCCCGGACGATGCCAGCGCATTATTCCTAGCAAGGATGAACACTCCCAAGGAGAAGTACGTTAGCGAATTAGTTAGGGCTCACAGCCAAGGTGGCGGATCATCAGGGCATGACCCATACAACGCACTATAGGGGTTTAGGTGGAATACCCCCAATACCCCCACTATTGGATGTCAATATAACAACATAACAATTTTGCCGATTAATATAACAATTCTCACAAATGTTATGTTTAGCGGATAAATAAACCCCTATTTGAGTCCGCTATGAGATTTAAACTGATAAGTGAAGGTTCAGACGTTGGGCCACTAGCCAATGCTATCGAGGCTCACCCGGAATTCTGGGATGAGATAACCATACGCCAAGAAGCTCCGGGCACCGCCCACGGTGATACCGAATGCATCTATGTTCGTGGGCCTGAAGCATTCACTGTAGAGAGTTACTTTGATGATGTTGGGAGCTATGATTATCCAGCTATGGATTTATTTATGGTGGAGCTCAAGTATCTGCTGGGCCCGATAATGCAGATGATGGGCGTTAAGGAATTAGGCAGGATACTGATTGTTAAACTCAAACCCGGTGGCAAGATAGTTCCACACATCGATGAGGGCAGCTACTCTGATTACTTTAGTCGATATCACCTACCGATCGTCACCAACCCGGACGCCTACTACAGGGTAGAGAATGAATTCATCCACATGAAGGTTGGAGAATTCTGGCAATTCAATCACAAGAAGGAACACACCGCAGGGAATGAGGGTGCTGAAGATAGAACCCATTTGATTGTGGATATGGTGGACCCCACTAGCGGACCCATGGTGAGCTAATCAGCTGCTAGTATTCTATTTCTAATGAGTTTTTAGTGGGCTTTTATGTCTTACGAAATCAAACATTGTAAAGTTTCTGATATTTTGACGTTGGCTGACCAGCTGGTTGTGGAACACTGGGATGAAATTTGTGTCAACAAGGAAATGATGCAGATAAAGCCAGATGAGTCTATTTATTTAAAGCTTGAAGGGAGCGGTAATTTAATCATTTTAGGGGCTTTCTTTAACGATGAACTGGTTGGTTATTCGGTGAATATCCTTCACAACCACCTTCATTATGCTGACCTTAAATGTTTAAGTAATGACCTATTGTTTGTTTCAAAGGACCACAGGGGGTCCACATTAGGCATGAGATTAATTAAGCGTACAGAGCAGGAAGCAAAGTCCGTGGGTGCCAGAATGATGATGTGGCACTGCAAACAAGGGACCGCGCTGGAAGCTATTATGCAAAGGCAAAACTATAACGTCCAAGACGTTATTTACAGTAAAGAGGTGTAGTTATGGCTGCAAACGGAGCGTTAATAGCGGCAACAGCAGGGATTGGCGCAGTTGGATTGATGTCACAGAAATCAGCCGCTAGAAGAGCCAGACAATCAGCCTCGTCTACAGCCCGATCGCAACAAGCCAGTGCAGATAAAGCTTTAGAAGAACAGAAAAGCTTTCACGCTGCAGAGCTTGCCGAGCAACGAAAATCATTTTCCCAACAGGGTGAAGCGTTTGCACAACAGGCTGGATTGCTATCTGAACAGAATTCTATCTACCAAGGCCAGCTTAGTTTGATGGGCGAGCAGTATGCCTCTCAGCAGGAGCAGTTTTCACAGGCTAGTGCTCGAGCAGCGGCCCAAGCGAAAGAGCAGGACGAACAATTAAACCGTGCCCGGCAGAAGCGACCTAACTCAGGCAAACTGCTATCGAAAGCACAGCAAGCCATCAAGGGTGGAGTCAAAGGCACCATGCTTACTGGCACCAAAGGAGTTGATAGTTCAAATCTATCATTAGGCAAATCAAGCTTGTTAGGATCTTAAATGCATACATCACATTCAAAGGGTGAATCAAAGCCCGGTGTCCCAT